GCTGAAATTTTCTCATACAGCTTTATGCTTTTCTGTTTTAGCGATTGTTTGGCATCGGCTAATTTATCTAACGGTATGAAGTAAACCTGGCATCGGGCTGTGTGTCCGTTGTTGTTTTTTCTTATCATGGTTTCCTGTTGTATGTATTGGCGAAGTGCAAATTTGTCGCGTAGGTCGGCTATGCGGCTATTTGGGTAGCCTATTGCCATTTGCTTGCGGTCGGGCAGGTAGCAGTGCCATTTGCGGCCACTTAGCAGGAATTTGCCAAGCATTGCGGTTTGGGTTTCGATGCTTACCTCGTTAGCTGGATCAATATTGTTTGCCATTGGTTGATGGGTTGAGATTGTTGATGGGTTGAATTGTTGATGGGTTGAGGGGTTGATGGGTTTAATTATATATCTAAATTCTCTAAAGCCTCTATATGTTGCTGTAACATTAAAAGTTCTTGCTTTTTTAGCGCAATATATGCTTCACGTGTAATTATATTGTCTTTAGTTTCTAAAATTGGCCAATTATTAAATATTTGTTTAGTGTGTTGAATATCTTCGGCGGAATCTAAAAGATATTCAAAGTCTATATCCATTAAAGGATATTTGCTACATATAAACGTAGTTCCGTTACAGCCCATTTTTAAGCCAAAAAACAGTGATTGGCCATTGAAGTTGTAGTACAAATCTTTTATTGTTTCGTCCCAATTACCAGTTTTACTTAATTTAAGCAAGAAATATAATAGGGCATTAAAAAAGCCTTTGCTTATCGGATTCATTGTTAATTGATAAAATGGCTCTTTTGAAGCTGTGAAAAAGCTATCCCATCCGCGCCAGTCGTCAATTGGTGCGCATTCATAAATAACTATTTTGTTTTCTAAAAAATCGTTTCCCAGTTCTGCATTGTGCATATTGTGGGCAATCCAATCGTTGTTTTTCATTTTTATGATTTTTAAATTAATTAGTTATTTACTAAAACCTTTTAGGAATTTCACTATTTCAGGGTCTTCGAGGATTACGCTGGTAAATTGGGTAGAATGGTAAAAGTGCCGCATAGATTTTGAGCGGATGAACTTACCGCGGGCTTAGGCTTCGCTGCTGGCGGTTATGCTCTCGACATGGCTGGTGGATGGCTTGTTATAGTAAAATACCAAGGCTTTTATTTCATATTTATTCATGTGGCTCAAGTTCTGGTGTGTCTATGCGTTTGCTTGTAAGGTGCCAGGGGTGGCATGTTAGGCAGAAGTATGTGCGCTGTGGTATTTTCTTGCTGCGCTTGTAGTGAACACGGTTTGGCGTGTGTGCCTGGTTTATTATCCGGTTTGCATCTTTGTTCCGGTAGCCTTGTTTCTTGCAAGGCGGATCGTGCTCAAGCACCGGCTTTGCCCCTTTTTTCATTGCTGTTTGGTTTTAGATTGGTTGTTTCGGAACTCACCAAATGGCTTTTAGGGAATTTCTGATATTTTTGGCCACAAAATGGACAAAAAGTGTAAAAAATAGATACGTGATTATTGATTGGCTTACTCCGGTTTCCATCCTTTTTTATAAATGTAGTTTTCGCAATTACATTTGAATACAACGCAGTTATGGGATAATGGCTGCGGTGTTCAAATTCTATACTTTCAACTTTTTCGCCGTTAGCTGAGTAATCTTCAGCCTGTTGTTTTACTTTTTCCAATACGTCATTGATGCAGTTACACATAATTTTGATTTTTATAATTAGTTGGTTTTATTTAAGAACTCACCCCCTGCCCCCTCTCTTTGAAGGAAAGAGAGGGGGTGGTGCTAAGGTTGTTTAGTTTTAACTTGGAAAAATCGGTGTTGAAGGATAATGCACCAAAGAGGTTGCAGCCGATGATAATGTAACTGAGGCAGCGGTAGAACTGTACGGTGTTTTCGGGCTTCACGATGTTTGCTATTGTGATGGTTACTCCGGGTTCGAGGTTGGCAATAAACTTGTCTATGGCGGCAAGGTAGGTGAGCTGGGTATTGGTTAAGGAATCGCGCCAGGCCATTGCGGCGGCAACGGATGTGAACATGACAGTGAGTGGATCGAAGGCTGTGGGTTGTGCTGGGGTTGGTTCTGTGGCGGCATCAGCAAATAGCGAAAGCATGGATGTGATGGCTGAACCTTGAAAACGGGCTGTGGCTTGCATGGCTTAGAAATTTGGGTTGGTATAGGTTATGTATTTGTTGTTTGCTATGGTAAAGTATTCGATTCCCCCGGCTTTGTCGTCGCCAAGTTTGCCGTCGTCAGTTTTTTTGTGGGGGTTGAACTCGAGATTTCGGAAAGTGCAGAATGCAATTAGTTTCTTCTTGAACTTGTAGGCATTGGTAAACTTGCGGTCGAGTGGGTTCTTGTCGGCGAAATCGTTATATAGCTCATTGCGGGCAATGCGGCGGTTGATGTTGTTGTTGTCGATATCGTCAGAATAAATATCGTCGCCACTGCCAAAATATTCATCTGCCCAGGTAAGGTAAGCTTCACCCACAAATTGACGGAGGCGGCGGAGCTCAAGCCTCTCGATTGGTCCCTGGATCAAACCGGTGCCATTTATGCCCCAGTTCATTTTTGTTGCATAGAAATAGAGGTGCAGGCAGTAAGCCATAAAATTGTAAAAGAGGTTCCATTGCTTTTCGTCCCATTCTGCGAAAAAGTTGATTCCGAAATCCTCGATGGGCTTGTGGGTATCGTTATAATAATCTGAGAAAGCGATCTGGAACTGGCGGTCCTTGAAGGAGGATGTTTCGCCGTTGATGGCGTGGTTGGTGGTGATATAGATTTTTGGGGTTTCGGCCTCTGAAAGGGTGAATTTCTTTGTGCCCTTTGTGTTGATGGTAATCTTTCCGGTGATTACAGGGAAGAAAAATTCAAAGTCTATGTTAGCCCGTACGTCGTCCAGGAATATGTTGTCTGTTTTTTCGGTTACTTCCTCCCAAATAAATGGGTCGTCCGTTAAGTCCTTGGATTTTGCACCGATATAGGTTTGCGGAATAACCTGCCCGATGGCAACGCCTATGATGGATTTCCCGGTACGTCCGTTGGAATCGCCAATTTCGCTTAAGCGGCCATCCATGCCCACCACTGCTTTTTCACAGGATTTATCCCTGTATTTATGCAATAGGTATCCGATGGCTGTCATTTTGCTGATGAAGTGCAGGTAGGTTTCGAGGCGTTCGGGGATGGAGCGCTGGTCCACGGTGTAGGGTGTCCAGCCATTTGGGTTTACAAACTTGCGCCAGAAAAATTCACCGGTATTGTACACGAATTTCAGGAAATGGCATTCTTCAGCATCGGGCGAAAGCGTAATATCGAACTGGTTCAAAAAGATGGATGTGTCCAATCCGGGGAGCTTCATGCTGTCGATATCCGTTTTTTCAAAGCGTTTGATTTTTATAAAATCGTTGGGCAGGAGCTTTGCATCGAAATCGTTTATTTTATCCTTCCATACATTGTACTGTAGTTCGTTCAGTGGGTGTTCGGTAATGCCTTCGGCAGTTATTTTCCAGTACTTTCCCCTAAAAAAAAGCAATTGGTAACTTTTATCCGAGGTTTCAAATTTGGGGTACATAAATTCCATTTGGCTCAATTTATCAGGTCCCAAATAATTGCTACCACCTCTGTACAGCATATTCATTACATCCACCAGGTTCTTTTTCTCCACTATTTCCTTGGTGAAATCGAAAACGAAATCGCGGATTTGGTATGCTTCATATATATTTACCACTTTGTTTTCGATGCGTGCAAGTTGGAATTGGCGGTTTGCCATCAGGATACGGCCAAATCCCCGTCGTTTCAAGAAAGTATAGCAATACAGGTAATTGAAGTGTACCTCGGTGCGGACGAAGCCAGACTTATCCTCTTTGTAGATGAGATCCCAATATTGTTCATCCTCGGTGAGTGGCTGGGCGGCTTCCAGTTTTTCATCTTTATTAAAGCGCCATTTGTGTTTTCCGATCTGGAATTCGGGTAGGGAAATAAGTTCGTCCTTATAACGGGCTGAAAAGGATTCGGCATTGTGAAGATCCCAGAACTCCTGCAATTTGAGATCCGAAACCGTTGAAATTTTATTGAGCTGAATGTATTTGCCGCTGCCGTTTTTTTCGTTGATGGATGTGTTTACATCGTTTAGGAGATCGTTTTCTTTTCCGGCAAGGGTATTGGCCAGTAAGTCGTCAATGCCTTTATCGTTATTATCATTTTGTTTGACATAGGCGAAATACGTTTCCAGGTATATGCCCATGTTGATGAAGGTTTTGAAATATTCCCGGAAGTTGCGGACGGCATAATAGAAGTTGTAGGGGCGTTTGTCCACCTTATCGCCAACCTTGAGGTTATTGCTCAGGTGGTCCCAATCGCTATCCAGAAGGAAAACCACTTCTTCAACCTGGCATGTCATTATGATAAGCTGCAAATCATACGGCAGGCGGCCTTCGGTGGCTATGTTCTGGATGCCCATGATACCCACAGAGGGCAATCCGTGCAGGGTTGCTTTGAGTGCTTTCTTTTCCCCTTCCTGGATAAACAGCCTTTTGAATACCCGGCGTTCCCTGTACATCTGCCTGATAGGCTCTGGGATGAACAGGTGTGAGCCGCTGCCGTAAGGGCTTGAGTATTTCATTGGTCGCCCGGCTTTGTCCTTATGCAGATCCGGGTTTTGCCAGCGGACGCGGAAGAGCTGTTCCGATTTGGTGGATTTAGGCTTTTGGTACATTACCGGCTTTCCTTCAAGATCGAAGTACCAGATAAGCATATCGTCGCCGGTGGTGATTTTCCCGTACTGATCCCGTGTTCCGGATTCAAAAACATCCACTATGGTGGTTTTGTCCTCGTCTATGCACTCGGCCTTTTGCTGTTCCTCGGTTATGCCTGAAAGCTTTAGTTGCTTGTCCCTGAAGGTTTCCTGTTTGGGTTGCTCCTTACGCTGTGGCCCTTTTGGTTTCGGGGTTTCGACAATATCAATATTGAGGATTTTGGCCACAATAGCCAGGGCAGTTGGAAAATTTACCTTTTTGAAGTCCATTACGAACTGGGTGCCGCTGTTCCCGCCATAATCGCACTTAAAGCATTTGAAGATTTGTTTTGACTTGGTGATTATAAGGGAATCGTCAGTATTGCAACTAGGGCATTTTGCAACGGTTTTGTTGCCTTTTTTCTTCAACTCTATAAAGTCGCCCAGGATGCGGGTTATTTCGGACTCGTGCAGGATTTTAGCTTTCAGTTCGGGGGAGATCATGCGGGTAATTTGAAAATGTGGTTGATAGGTTTATTGGTTGATAGGTTGATGGGGTAATGGGTTGAGGGGTTGAGGGGTTGAGGGGTTGAGCTCCCGAAGGAGTATCGTCTTTCCGATATGCCAGGATTGTGAGATATATTCCGGT